GATGACCCCTCAACATTTGGGTCTGCTTTAAAAAAATTAGAGTCTGAACTTGCAACAGTTCTTTGAGTATTATCTGTTAATGCTCCACTAAAAGTTACTACTTTATCATCAACTCTTATTTCTTCTATTGAGTTTATTTCTCCCTCTGACAATACTAAAGCAACATATAAAAACTCATTATCTGTACCTGATGTTTCTATAAATACTCTTGTTCCACCTACAAGTCTTTCTCCATAAATTACAGGTATGTTTGAGTTATTTGATTGTTTATTAAGTAATATTCCTCGTTCTTGTTGTTCAAAATCATTAGTTCCAAAGTCAGGTACTTCAGGTGGTTTCATTGATCGCATAAATAACCAACCAACAGCAAATACACCTAAAGCTACAAATGGGTTTATATTACTTAAAAATTTACTAAATTTAACAACTTTAGAAACTGTTTTAACTACTCCTACTACAGCTTTTACTACTCCACCCATAACCAACTATCCTTTGTTGTTTGCTTCATAATTTTTCTTACTTTATTATTACTATTTAATCTTGCCCAATGTATTGTTTTATTTAATCCTAATGTTTTTGTTGCATTGTTTTTTAACCAACTCATAATGTTTCTAATATTCTTTGTTGCTATAAAATCAATATGCAACATAATATCTCCACATCTCCAATTATCAATAATACCTGTATGTAAAAAATTATCTTCTGTTTGTTGATCTACATATGCCCAATTTGTAAATCCATATATTTCTTTATCTTTAAATATTTTGTATTGATTAAAATTAATTGATTGCTCTATATGATAATATAATTCTTCATATGTATTGTTTTTGTATCTATTAAATGATTTGTAAAAATTAATAATCTCGTCAAAAGTTGTCATTACTTTCTACCCCACTTAATATCTAATACTGTTTGAGAACTAAAATTCATACCAACATCTGTACTAAAAAATCTTTGTTGTGAACTATTATTTGTTTTTCTACCTGACTTCTTTTCAAAATCAGCCCAATGAGATACTACAGTAAGCTGAACATTAGACTCTGTTTCAGACTCAGCAATATCAAATGTATCTATATTTCCTGAGTATAATAATATTGGGTCTGCTATAATAGAATTGTTTGAGTCTAACAATCCTCTAAAAATAGTGACAGTATCATTAACTATATTCTCATTTAAAACTGTAGATATAAATGTTTGATCTGCACCTGATAATACTAAATTTAAAGATACTTTTGTAATATCAGTTTGTTCTTCAAATTGTGGTAAAGATACTAAAAATGGAGATGATGTGTAAGTTACACTAGAGCCTGATATTGATGATGTTAAATCAAAGCTATTATCAGTAATATTTACAGGTGTAGAAAAGCCAATAGTAAGTAAATGAAATGGTACTATTTCATTTGTTAATAATTCGTTTTTTAGTGCTGTCGTTAATGTTCTCGCCATGTTCCTCGTAATATGTTCTTGTTATGCTTTCTGTACCTTTTATCATGGTAAAATTAAATTTACTATCAGGTTTTTTATACTCCTTTAAATCGTTTAAATTAGTATCTATTTCATCTTCATTAACAATTACAGTTGCTTCAAAGTCTGCACTAATTAAGTGAGTAATTTTGTATTTTTTCATTAAAGAGTTTCTTCAACATCCAACTCAAATTGATATAGTAAATTACCATTGTTATCTGCACCAGCTACACCGAACTCTTGCATATCATTTGTAAGATGGACAGTAAAAGGAACATTATCATAAGTAACTACAGAATCATTTGCTAATGCTGTTAATAAAGGTGGCTCTATTGTTAAAGTAGCTTCATTTGAGCCATCTGCTGTTACATCTGCAACAACCATATAAACTTTAGTATGAGATGCAAACTTAACATAGTCTCCAGCTTTTAAAGTTCCTGTCATGCCATCAACTGCGATTGTTGTATCTCCTACTGCGTGGACACCATTTACTAATACTGTTCCACTAACATTACCTCTAGCATCTTCTATTTCAGGTGGGATTATTGTAAAGTTTTCTTTTCGTGATCTTTGCTTCATTATAAAAGCCATCAATTCTCCATACACATCTGATCTTTTTGCTACAATAATTCTAGCTGTAAAACTAAATTTTTGATTACCAACTTGTCTTGCAAGTTTTTTACCTGATATAGATTTTGATATAAGTGTATCTTGTGATGATCTTATTCCTAATGTTTCAAAACTAGCAGTAGATATTGGAAATGCACCAGCCATTATATTAACTCTCCTCTACCTTTTTCAGCCAAAGCACTATTAATAATAGATGATATTGTTCCTCTGTTTTCTATAAGTGCTTGGTCAAACCCTCTTGAATCTATTGTATTGATTGTAAAGTTCACATTAACTCCACCACCACCTGTACCTCTAGCTGATTGTGTTATTTGACCTGATGAGTTTGGTATAAACATTTCAGCACCTTGTTCTCCTACAATAGTTGGCTGTCCTTTTCTTACAGCACCACCTGAAGCAAATAGTTTGAATCCACCACCACCACTACCACCACCCATAGCCATAAGTAAAGCTTGAAGCATAACTTGTTTTTGTTTTTCTTTAGTGATGTTTTTTTCCATTTTAAGTTTGTCTGTGTCTTGTTTAAATATTTTATCAACAATAAATTTTTCTATTGTAAGTAAAGCAATTCTCTCAATCATCTTAGCAACAATATCTACTAACAATCCTTGTGCTAATTCTTTAAATGATTTGTTTATTGATTTACCTAATACTAAAGCTTCTGCTAATGTTCTTGAAAAACTTGATGTAGCACCTGTAATAGATTCAAAAATAGTGTCAGTTATGCTAAAAGATTCATTATGTTCTCTTAATTTATCTCCAACTGATCTTAAAATATCATTTTGCTCTTTGTGTTTTTCTACACCTTTGTTAATTAGTTCGTTAAATTCTAATCTTTTTTTATTTTTCTCTGATAAAATAAATAGTTCTAATTTATCCTCTTTATCTTTTGCTTTTTGAATAGCTTGTCTTACTTTATCTACATCAACTAAAACTTCTTTTTGTTTTGAAAGAGAAATATTTGTTTTGTTTTGTTCTTCAAGAATACGACCCATTCTTTCAAATCGTTCTTTTTCTAAATCAGCTATTTCTCTTTGTAATTTTCTTTGTGCTTTTGTAACAATATTAAATTCTAATGCTTTTGGTAATATTGCATTTACAAGTTTAACTAAACTTTCATATGCACCTGTTAGTATTTCTGTTGCTTTTGCTAATCCTTTTATACCAGCAGATAAAACTTTTACTGCACCTGTTAAAACAAATCCTATTGCATCAGCTATATCATTAAATGTATCTTGATTTTCTTTTATAAAATCATCTAAGTCTTTAAATTCTTTTTTAATAGCGTCAAAGAAATCTGCATCTGCTACTCTCTTTTTAAAATTAAATAAACTATCTCCAAGCATAGATAGAACACCTGTAAATGTTCTTGATAATTCATCTGTTGCACCACCAAATTTACCACCTTTACCAAATACTTTTTCAAATGCTTTGATTGTTTCTTCTGCTGATACAGTTGCACCAGCTTTAAAACCTAATAAATCTCTAACACCTTTTTCTCTAAATATATCTGCTGAAGCTATACCACCAGCAAATGCTCTTTGTATTTGTTCAGCAGTAGTTTGAAAATCTAATCCTGTTACTGATGCAACATTACCTGTAATCTCTAATATCTTTGAAAGTCTTTCGGCATTACCTGAAACAACTGCCAAGTTACCTGATGCGTTTTGTATTTGCTCTAAAGAAAAAGGAACTTTAGAAGCAAATTTTGCCATTTCATCAAATGCTTTTGCTCCCTCTTGTGTGCTTCCAAATAATTGTTTTAATCTTACTTGTAAGTCCTCAACATTTTTACCAACATTAACAAATGATTTAATTACTAAACCAGCACCAACTCCTATTATTGCACCTTTAACTGATATTACTGAGTCTTTAAGTTTTTGTAATCTACCTCTTATACCATTAAAGGCTTGTTTTGTTTTATCCTTTGCAAGTATATTAATTTTAAGGTTTTGTGCCATTATTTGTGCCTTGTTTTGATCATAGCTTGTTCTCGTTCTTCAGCTTCATTATAAAGATAACCAAGCCAATGATTATATTCCCAAACTTCCATTTTTAAAAGTTCAGATAAAGGTATTTTTAACCTATCGGCTACTATAAGTAAATTTTTTAATTCAGGTGTAGATTTTAGTTTTTTTTTACTTCTTCAGGAGTGATTGCTTGTACCATAGCTGTCGCTATTCTTGAAAGTACATCAGAATCTACTTTGTGCATCAAAGCAAGTTTATCTTCTAAGGTAAATAATTTATTGCCATCTTTATCAATAGCTTTCATTACTACTATATCAGCAAGAATACTGACATCACTTAAATTATCTGATTTTTTAAATAATTTATTTTTTTCAGATAAATTCATTGGATTCCAATATATTACACTTGGCTTACCAGCTTCATCTTTCCATTCCTCTACCTCTATGTGTTGAACACCTAGAGATTCAAAATGTGATTTAGCAGAATCTATTAATTTCATAAATTAATATTATACAGTTGCTCTAGTTAATGCTCCTGTGCCTTGAAAAGTAACTGATCTAGTAACTACTGCATCCATTCCATTAGTAACTGACATTCCTGTAATAATTCCTGTGCCTGAGAACTTCTCATCCCCTGAAGTATTACCCTCAGGTAGCACTACAAATGCTATAGAACTTCCAACAGTTAATGTTTGTTGTGGAGAATCAGTTTCATCATAACTCATTTCTAAAGTTCCTGAGAAAGATGTTCTACCTGTTATAAATGATTTAGTTGCATCTGTTAAAGCTGTATCTTCTACAACATCAGCAGTAGTTTCTAGTGTGAAACCTGTTAGTTCCCCAACACCTGTTCCACCAGCAGTAACTACTCCTTCTTTTCCGTGATGTGTTGCCATTTTTTATTTTCCTTTTTAATTGTTGTTGTATTTTCTTTTTCTTGCTTCCAACCTAAATTAATAAAACTATCAAGTTGAGTTTCATTAATAGTCATTTCATTTCCATCTTTATATAATTTAATGTCTTTAGCCATAATGCCTTTTACTATTTATCTTCTTCTTCGTCAATATCTTCGTCATCTATATCTTCACTATCAAAATCTTCTTCTGAGTCATCTTCCCACTTCTCATCTTCTTCTTGGTCTCTTAGATCAGCAAGTAAGTCTTTGACTTCTTCACACAACATTGATTCTTTGTCATGTAATTTTTCAATACTATCTATTTTCTTTTCTATCTTATCTATAATTTTATCTTTACTTGCCATGTCTTACTCCTTTTCTATGGTGTACCAGCTTGATATTCATAAGTACATCTAACAACCATTCTAATACCACCAATAGGAAACAAAGTACCCTCATCTGTTTCTACTGATATAACTTCAGTATCAAGTGCGTTTGATGATCTAGTAATATCAGATTCTAATGCTGTTTCAATAGCTGTAATTAATTGATTTCTAGCAGTATCTATATTGGATTCAGCACCTTTTACAAATCCAAGTATAACAAACTCAATATTACCTATTCTTGTCTTTGCACCACTTCCTAATTCTGCATCTTCTCTAGTTTCTTCTGATGTTTGAACTATTACTGCTGGATATTGTTTATCTGACAATTCATCTAATATAAATGGTTGTCTTGTAGCTTTCTTAATTGTTATTGGGCTACTAATACCTGAAATGGTTGATAATAAATTTGATGCAATATTTTCTCGTACACTCATATTTTAACTCTACTTAATTCTTTTTCTACAAACTTGTTGAATTGCCTACTTATAATATCTTCTGTTTTTTTATCAAACCCAAAAAATTCTCTTTTAGGCTCATTTAATACTTGATTGAATAATGCTCTTTGTATCATTTGAGAATTAGTAAATGCTATAGAGACTTTATTGTTTCCTGTTTTTTTTACTGATCTATTTGGTGTCAATGCACCTAACATTCTTCCTGAATAGAATAAATCAACATTTGTTTTTTTACCCTCTCTTTGTAATTGTTTTAAATAACCCTCTGAATATGGTGCAAATGCTCTACTTTTAAAATCAATACCTTTTGCTGTCTTTGTTCTAATTATATCAACTAATTGAAAACCAGCTTGTAATAATCCTTTTTCTATTGCTCTTGGTATCTTCGATTGAAATTGTTTAAATTTTTTAGCAATCTCTTTTTGATTTGATTTAATATTTAGATTGATAGCCATTATCTAGTCAATCTTCTAAATCCATGTAAAGGCTCTCGTTCATTAACCTGAATAGTGCCATCTGCTGTCGCATCATACTCAACACCATCTTCTAAGATTGTTCGCCATTCTTTGTTATACTCTGACATATAATATTCTGACATTCTTTCAAATCTATCTTTTTCTGTCTCAGGTCTAAATTTAGTTAGTGCTGGACAAAAGAATCTACCTAGAAATAGATATACTCCAGCCCTCTCAAACTGATCTAAATTAACTTTTGTGTTATCCATCTCAGCAGTATTAAGAACTGTAATATCTGTAAATACATTTGTTTTATATACTGACCACCATTCAGTTCTAAGCTGTCTTAAAATATCGTTTGTTGTTTGTGCAAAGAAATTAACTGTTTCAGTATCAGTTGAAGATACACCAAAGCCAAAAGCATCAGGTTGATACTTAGTAACATCACTTGCAGTTATAACATTTGCACCTGTGTAATTAGCCATAAACTACTTCCAAATTAAATAAGCTATAATTAATACTAGAGGTATTGAATACATTGGATTATTCTTTGCTTTTACCCATACCAATTTTGACCACTTCTTAGCTTTCATCATTATAATTTTGTTCATTTCTTTTTCCT